CTGATCCGCCTTACTCAAGCGGCGGCCTGATGCGCTCCGACCGGAACAACAAGACCTCGGACAAATACACCAAGACCGGAACGCTGAAAATGCACCCCGAGTTCTACGGCGACAACCGCGACCAGAGAAGCTTCCTGGCATGGGCTTCCATGTGGCTCTCCGAGTGCTTCCGCGTGACTAAGGAGGGCGGCGTGCTGATGTGCTTCACCGACTGGCGGCAAATCCCCATCATGACGGACGCCATTCAGTGCGGCGGCTATGTGTGGCGCGGGATCGTGCCGTGGGACAAGACCGAAGGAGTCCGCCCGCAAATGGGATGGTTTCGCGCTCAGTGCGAATACGTCCTGACGGCGAGCCGTGGCAGCATGGGACAAGAACAAACCCGCGACGTGAAAGTGTGCCTGCCGGGAATCTTCCGTGAAAACGTCAGGGCATCGGAAAAGCAGCACATCACCGGGAAGCCGGTGCCACTGATGAAGCGACTGATGGAAGTGCTGCCGCAAGGCTCCATCGTGCTGGACCCGTTCGCAGGCTCTGGGACAACGGCACTGGCCGCCAAGGAGATGAACATGAAAAGCATCAGCGTCGAAATGTCGGCGGCATACTGCGAGCGCATCAAGGACCGACTCTCGCAGGAAGTGCTGCCGCTTTTTGATTCGGCGAACGCCACAGTGGTGGCGCGGGCCGAACAACCAACCAACACCGAATTGGAATGAGCACTCCCAAACAACCTACTGATACCCGTCGCCACGCACGACTTGTTCATCCGTGCGCCGACTGCGGGAAAGAGGGCGAATGGCCGCTCCTTATGAACTCGACCGTCGTGGGTCACTTCGAGCGCCTATGCCCGGACTGCCGGGAGGAAAACGACCCCGAGAACGTCATGCGGGAACCATGCTCGCACTGCCACGGCTCAGGCCGGGAATGGGAAGGCTGGGACTGCGAATACTGCGACGGAACCGGCTGCGGAGATTATTAGGATGAACGCTGATGTGCAGGCGATCCGGACCGGGAGCGCCACGCCGACACCACTCAAACTTCAGTAATCATCATGGAAAACCAACAACATAGCGGGTCCGGGTCGCCTGGCATGACTTGTTCTCCGTCGTCACCGGAGCCGTGGATTGGGAACTGCCCGAAATGCCGCACGGCATATCGGACACACGCCCCGAAGGACACAACGAAGCCGCTTGAAATTCAATGTCAGAGAATGGAATGCCTGGGGATGGTAGTCATGACTCCCATCGGAGGGTTCCCAGAAACGGACAACGACACGGAGGCGGAACTGGCCGCATGGGAATTGCTCAGGGATGCTCGCGCCGAACTGGAAACGCTCCGTGATGCGGTGCGCAACTTCCGAGACGTGAAAGGGCGCTTCCATACGCAACTGGCCGCTGAACGCCTGATCGCCCTTCTTCCGGAGAACGCCAGCCTATCCCACGGGGAGGGCGAAAAAAGACCATGAATACTGAAACGACATCGCCGCCCTCCCCGTTGGGATCAGGCACTTGTTCTCCGTTGCTGGATCTACGGTTGACCGACTGTATGGACTTCCTGCGGGCGACTCCCGACAATGCCTATGACCTCGCCATCGTGGACCCTCCGTATGGACTCGGTGACGTGCTGGTGGCTGGAGGAACATGGTCGGTGAAGTATCAGGCCAAGGGGGCGAAATGGGACGTGAAGCCGGAGGCTGAATACTTCGAGCAACTCCGGCGCGTGGCGAAAAACTGGATCGTATGGGGCGCGAACTACTACTCGGAACACCTCCCGCCAACGCGGGGATTCGTCGTCTGGCACAAGCCGAACATGGAAGGAATGCACACGATGGCGAACTGTGAACTGGCATGGACGAGCTTCGACCGGAACGCCAAGACGGTATCAATCACGCGGCCAAACGAGGACAGAATCCACGTCTGCCAAAAGCCGGTGAAGCTCTATGACTGGCTGCTGGCGAACTACGCCAAGCCCGGCGACCGCATCTTGGATACGCACATGGGAAGCGGAAGCATCGCCATCGCCTGCCACTTCCGGGGGCATCCGCTCACGGCCTGCGAGATCGCCCCGGAATACTTTGCTGCCGCAAAAGCCCGCATTGAACGGGAGACGGCGCAACTCACCCTTTTTACGGAGAACAGTGAATTATAACTCCAAAAAGTGTCTTTAATCACGTCAGGCGACAAGGCAGTCCGCAGCCCGCTCGACACCGCTGCCGAGCGCAACATCGTCCCCATCCGCCGCACCGCATGAAATTCGATCCTGATCAACGCGCGGCGCTTGCCCGTATCAACGAAGGCCGCAATGTGTTTGTCACCGGACCGGCCGGGACTGGAAAGTCATCGATCACCGTGGAGGCCATCCGCCGCCGGCTGGGAGATCGATCGCTCAAAGTGTGCGCGACGACCGGCGTGGCGGCACTCAACCTACGCGACAAACTGCACGCGCTGTTCGGCGAACATGTGGACACCTCGACGATCTACCGCTGGGCAGGCATCGGGCTGGGGCCGCGCGAAGGGCAATCGTTCGACGATTACTTTTCCTACATGAGGACGCGCGGGTATTCATTCAAGGGTGCCTGCGCCCGCATCCGTGGCACCCGCACGCTGATCGTGGACGAGGTGAGCATGCTGCCCGGGCGGATCATCGAGTTCGTGGATTACGTGTGCCAAGCGATCCGCAATGACGAGCGGCCGTTCGGTGGAATCCAGGTGATCGCGGTGGGGGATTTCCTGCAGCTGCCCCCAGTGGCGAAGACCGGACGATACGACTGGGCATTCCAATCAGAAACATGGACGGCGCTCGATTTCTCGGCGGTCTCGCTGCGCACGGTCCACCGGCAGGACGATCCAGAGTTCATCTCGATCCTCAACCAGTTCCGCGAAGGCACGGTGACCAAGGACGGCGCCGCAATCCTGAAAAAGCGGGTGGCGATGTTTCCGAAAGCCTCGATCCTGCGGTTGTTCACCCACAACGCCCAAGTCGACAAGTGGAACGCCTATCAGCTCGGCGCGATCGATGCGCCCGAACACGTGCTGCATGCGGAAGGCCACGGCCCGAAGGATGAGGTGGAATGGCTGCAGAAGAACCTGGTCACGCCGACCGAGCTGCGCATCAAACCCGGCGCCCGGGTGATGGTGACCGCGAACCTGCCGAGCGGCGACGGCGAGACGCTGGTGGCCGCCAATGGCGACTTGGGCGCGGTGACCGGCTGGGATCCGACGTGCGTGCACGTGCTGCTCGACAACGGCCGGGAGATCGAGGTGGAACCGCACACGTGGGAGTTCGATCCGACGACCGAGGCGGAAACCGGGGAGTTCATCCAGTTCCCGCTGCGGCTGGCGTGGGCGTGCACGATCCACAAATCCCAAGGGCTCACGCTCGACAACGCGCTCATCGACATCCGCGCGGCCCGCGAGCCCGGGCAGGCATACGTGGCCGTCAGCCGCGTGAAGTCTCTGGCAGGCCTGCATCTCAAGGACTGGTTCCAAGGGATGTTCATCAGCCCGCAGGCCAAGGAGTTCCACCGCCGCATCGCCGCCGGGGTATCAAATGATACCAGCGCTCCGACTTTCAAACTTTCATGAAAACATACTCAGAAAAACTCAGGGATCCAAGGTGGCAGCGCAAAAGGCTGGAGATCATGCAGCGTGACGACTTCACATGCACGCAATGCGGTGATTCGAAATCGACGCTCAACGTTCATCATTGGAAGTACAACGGCGACCCATGGGAGGCTGATGATTACGACCTCTCAACCGTGTGTGAGGCATGTCACGAGATTATCGAAAAAAGGAAGAAGATCAGACTACCAACCAGGGCGGGGATAAATCATCGTTTTTTGAACAAGGGTGAAACAATTCAAGAGGGAGATCAATTTTTCAGCGCCACCATAATGGGATGGATACGCTTTGGAAAAGGTGTTGGAACCAAATATGAAATATATGATTCGGGCGATATGCCTCCAGAATGGAGGCTGCCAAGAGCAAGGCGTCGCCTAGATTATTGATCACTCAAACTGCCGAACCGAAAAATGACCTCACCCATGCGCCTCGCCGACCGCTACCCCAACAAACCCGAACCCAAAGGCCCGAAATTCGACTATTACACCCAGGCCGAGGCCGCGCGACCATCGGCCGAAACCACCCTCAAGGATCTGATCGATGCCATTCGTGGAGACGATTTCGCGGAGCCGGTGGCGGTGATCCGCAAGCTCATTGAGCAGGGGGACAAGAAGGCGGCGGATATCCTCAAGAAGAAACTGCCAGCCGTCAGCATCTCAGGATGCGTGGAAGGCCGCCGAGCGAAGGCGGCCGAACAGGGGCGCTTCACCCACTCCGGCCTGCTTCAAATCGATCTGGATGCCAAGGATAACATCGGGTGGAGCGTCGAGGAAATGCGTGACTTGCTCGCCCGTGACCCGCGCATGGTGGCGGTGTTCGTTTCCGCATCCGGCGAAGGTGTGAAGGGCGTGGCGCGCATTCCCGCAGACGCCAGCACTCATCGGGCTTGCTTTCTCGCCGCCGAGGCTCACTTCAAATCGATGAACCTTGTGATCGATCCGGCATGCAAGGACCCTGTGCGGCTGTGTTTCATTTCGCACGATCCGCGCGCCTGGTTGCGAATGGATACCGACGAGATGTTTGAGCCGGTGGAGTTGGCCGTGGTGGAGGATTTGGATGATGAAGAAGAGTCATTGGCTGCCACGAGCGAATCAGAAGACGCCACACCCAAGGCGAAGAGATATTCCGTGAGTGATGGTGGAGGATTGGTGATTCACGCCGCTGACAGGCTGCCGCTCGATGCCGCGGCAGTGCGCTCGATGCTGGCCATGATCCCCCCGCGGCCGGAATACAATGAGTGGTTGAAAATCGCCTCGGCGGTGTGGGATGCGCTGGGAGAGGAAGAAGGCACCGCGGCGCTTTGTGCGTGGAGTCCGGAGGAGAAAGAGGGTGAATACGCCACGAAATTTCAAAAACGGCTCACTGACGTGCACGCTGCCACATTGGTGATGCGCGCCAAAGCGAACGGATGGTTTCAGCCCGTGCTCTCGTCAGTGGCCGCACCTCGGGCAATCAAGGATGTGGTGGCTGGCAAAAAGACCAAGGATCCCCATGCGATCCCCCCGCACGTCTTTCCCGTGCCAACCGGGGACATCGGATACGATTTGGCCGCGAGACATATTTTCACGATCATCGGCCCGACCAAGCGCTTGTTCATCCGCGGCACGACCGTGCATGAAGTCGAGACAGGCGATGACGGCTCGCGAGAACTGCGCGCCGTGCAAGCAAAACGGATGATTTCCATGATCGAGACGTTTGGCGCCCGCGTGATGCGGCGCGAGATGCGCGAGGACGGCACGCCACGGTGGCGATCGGCAACGTTTCCGGCTCAGTCAGCGGACGCGATCATGGAATCCGACGCCGCCCGCGAACTGCTTCCAGCCATCCGGCAGTTGATATCAGCGCCAGTCATTGCTCCGGATGGCAATGGAGGGTCATTGACGCTGGCACCTGGCCACCACCCGCATGCAGGCGGGACGTTCATCACAGGCGGAAAAATGCCGCCCACGGTGCCACTCGACCAAGCAAGGGAATTGCTGATGGATGCGTTGTGCGATTTCGACTTCCCTGAAGGTGGTGACGCATCCCGCGGATTGGCGTCACTCATTTCACCTGCCCTAAAAATGGGCGGTTGGATCGATGATGATTTCCCGCTCGATCTGGCAGAGGCCGATCAATCTCAATCCGGAAAGAGCTATCGGTTCCGGTTGATCCACGCCATTTACCGGGAGGCCCCATCGGCCATTGCTCAGGCTGTCGGTGGTGTGGGAAGTCTTGACGAGAGGGTTTCCAGGGCGCTCATGAAGGGCCGGCCATTCATCACGTTTGATAACTTCCGAGGCCGACTCGACAGCCAGATCCTCGAGACTGCAATCCGCGGGCTTGGACGAGTGGACGCCCGGTCCTTGCGCGAAGCCGCGGATATCGATTGCACTCCATTCGTTTGGCAACTCAGCACCAACGGCGCGGAGTTGACACGGGATATTGCCAACCGATCCGTGATCACCCGCATCCGGAAGCGTTCCGCGGATCATGAGTGGCGCCACTATCCAGAAGGGGATTTGATTGCCCACGTGAAGCGGAACCAGCCGCTTTACCTTGGAGCGGTGCATGCCGTTGTGCGAGAGTGGGCCGCCCAAGGATGCCCACGAACACGCGAGTCGAGGCATGACTTCAGAACATGGTGCCAGACGCTCGACTGGATTGTCCAAAACCTGTTCGGATTGCCTCCCCTGCTGGATGGGCACCGCGAGGAGCAGATGCGCACCGCCAACCCCAAACTCCAATGGCTGCGGGACGTGATCAACGCACTCGTCAACGATGGCCACCAAGGGCAGGCGCTCACAGCATCCGACCTTGCCGAAGCCAGCGAAGAACATGACCTGGCAATGCCAGGCCGACGCGATTCATCAGAAGCGATGGAAGTGCGCGTGGGGAAACTGCTGGGTAGGTTGTTCCGTGAGGCGGGCAAGGACACGATCAGCATCGACGGGCGATGGTTCTCAAGGCAGGTTTCGAATGAATGGAACCCGGCAAATCGGACGCATATCGAGCGGAAAATTTACGTCATTGAGGTGTTCAACCCAGAGACGACTACTGTTCAAACTGATGAGACCGACCTGACCTTGCTTTGACCAATGAATGCCCAAAAATCCCTTGTAACCACGTTTGCGACCCGTGCGACCCGTTCACCCTATTTACGTAGAGAAGCTACCCAATTTTCAATCCAAAGTGAAAGTTGGGTAGTTATTCTAGAAATTAACCCCCAACGGGTCGCACGGGTCGCACAGGTCGCGAGATTTGAACACTGTTCAAATGAATAAAAATTGAGTCATGACCCCGCAACACCCCGCAACGCGCAAAATCATGAGAAAGCCCTGCAACACCCCCGGATCTCCCCCCCCGATGAAAGCGCACGGGGTCCTCCCTGGCGAATGCATCGGGCAGTGAACTGTCGCGCATCAAAACGCTAGCGACAGCACATTTGAACACGCCACACGAAAATTGACTTGATCTGCATGCAAGACATGACGGCAACTGCAGTGGAATGGGCCCGGGAAATAGGGATTGATCGGCACACGCTGATGGCCCGAATCACGGAGATGAAGCTGAGACCTGCTGGTAAAGTCGGGAAAGGCAAGGCGGCCGGGACCTCTACATACCGCGTGCGGGATTTGTTCAAGGCCGCGATGGGCGGCGACATCGAAGCGGAACGTTTGCGGAAGACCCGTGAGGAAGCTGACAAACTGGCGCTTGCAAACGCGCGAAGCCGCGGCGATCTGGTCGAGATCCAGTCAGTGAAAAAGCTTGGCGAAAAGGTGATGGTGGCAGTGCGGAACCGGATTTTGAACATGCCGTTGACCGATGAGGAAAAAGACCGCTGTTTGACGGAGCTGATGGATCTCGATCGGCTTGATTGGAGTCGTCCTGAATGAACCCAGCACTTGCAGACATCGCCCGACACTGGTTCGGGATTTTCGCTCCTCCACCGCGGATGACGGTTTCCGAGTGGGCGAACGAGCGGCGCTATCTGAGCGCCGAGGCGTCGAGCAACCCGGGGAAATATTCGTCCGACATGACGCCGTATGCGGTGGCCTGGATGGACTCGGCCAACGATCCCACCGCGACCGGCACCGTGTTGATGGTGGCGTCTCAATTGGGGAAGACCGAGGTGCTGAACAACATCATCGGCTACTTCATGGACGTCGAACCAGCGCCGATCCTGATGGTTCAGCCGACCATTGATCTGGCCGAGAGCTGGTCGAAGGAGCGACTGGCGCCGATGATCAGGGATACTCCCGCGCTGGCGGGGAAAGTTGCGGACGCCCGCAGCCGAGACAGCGGCAACACGCTGCTCCACAAAACATTTCCCGGCGGCAACATTGCAATGGCCGGTGCCAACGCGCCGAGCGGGCTGGCATCAAGGCCGCGGCGGGTGGTCGCCCTTGACGAGGTGGATCGTTTCCCTCCTTCGGCCGGAAGCGAGGGAGATCCCTCATCCCTTGCCATCCGGCGGACAGAGACATTTTGGAACCCGGTGATTTTCGAAACATCGACTCCGACAGTGAAGGGGATTTCCCGTATCGAGGCGCGTTTTGAGGAAAGCGATCAAAGGAGGCTTTGGTGCCCGTGTCCCAGGTGCGGAGGTTATCAGACGTTGAAATGGGCGCAGGTCCGTTATGATTCAGCAGGCGATGGCAGTGACGCCGCTTACGTGTGCGACCGTTGTGAGGAGCCGCTCACTGATGATGAGCGCCGACTGATGGTGCGCCGTGGCGAATGGCGCGCGGATTTTCCCGAGCGGACACTGCGCGGTTATCATTTGAACGGGCTGGCGTCCTTGTTTCGCCACAAGCGGGGATACAAGAACCGCCTGCATCAAATGGTGGCGGAGCACTTGAGCGCCAAGCGCAAAGGCAAGGAAGTCCTGCGCACGTGGGTGAATACATTTCTGGCCGAGACGTGGGAGGATGAAGGGGAGTCCGTGGCGTGGGAACCTCTCATGCAACGCCGCGAAAACTGGGGCGACTTCCCGGCAGGCGGCTACATCGTCACAGCCGGTGCCGACATCCAAGGCGACCGCATTGAAATCGAATTCGTGGCCTGGGGCACCGATGAGGAAAGCTGGTCGATCGACTATGTGGTGATCATGGGTGACTTCAACCGCCCGGAAGTTCAAGCCGAGGTGGACGCGCAGCTCGACCGGAAATGGATGCACCCGAGCGGAGTGGAAATGCGGGTGATGGCGGCGTTTCTTGATTCCGGACACAAGGCGAAGGCTGTTTACCAGTTCACAAAAAAGCGCGAACGCCGCAAAATTTTCGCATGCAAAGGCCGCGGCGGGCCGGGGATCCCGCTGGTTTCCCGCCCCACCCGCCAAGGAACGGTTCGCGCGGCATTGTTTACAGTTGGCGCTGACACCGCCAAGGACATCATCTATTCCCGCCTCCAATCCGCGGACCGCGGGGCCGGTTACATGCATTTCCCGTCAGACCGGGATGAAACATGGTTCCGGCAGTTGACTGCCGAGACGAAAGTGACCCGCTACAAGGAAGGCGTCGCATACTCCCGCTTTGAAAACCCGAGCAAGGCCCGCAACGAAGCGCTCGACATCCGGGTCTATGCGCTGGCAGCACTGCAGCTCCTCAACATTCACTGGCAGCGTCTGGCGGAATCGTTTGCCCCGGTTGCGGAAAAAACAGAAGTGGCACCCGCCCAGGCGAAAGCCAAACGGCCTGCCCGCAAAAGCAGCGGATGGGTCAATCAATGGTGAGCGTTTGACAACGGCGGCGATGCCGTGACATCCGAAGATCGCCTGACCGAAGTCCAAGCCATGCTTTCGGCGTGTTCCGCGTCGATCACCAAGCTGCTTGGCAAGACTCACCAAAGTGTCTCATTCGGAGATCAGACCTTCACTCTGGCCGATGTCGAGAAACTCATGCGACTGCGCGACAAGCTCCGGCAGGAAGAGCGCTCGCTCGAAAGCATCCTCTCCGGAGGCACCAAGCGCCGCACCATCAAAATCCACTTCCCGTCATGCTGATCGCACTGCGCAACCTTTTCAGCGGCCGCCGGTCCGCGAAACCCGGGGCCCGGAATTTTTCCGGATCATCCACCTCGCGGCTGTCAACGGACTGGATCATCGCCCCCCTTTCTGCGGATGCCGCCATGCGCGGCCGATTGTCCGCGTTGCGCAGTCGCTGCCGCGATCTCGAACGGAACAACGAATGGGCGCGCGGATTTCTCCGGACGCTCGAAAACAACGTCGTCGGCGAAGCGGGGATTTCCCTGCAAATGCGCATCCGTGAGGTTGCGCGGGATGGCACCGAGCGCTTCGATGAAGTCGCCAACGACAAGATCGAAAACGCCTGGTGGCAGTGGGGACGGAAAGGGAAATGCACCATCTGTGGCCGGCACACATGGAGGGATGTTCAGCGGATGGTTGTTCGCTCGCTTGGTCGCGACGGGGAAATTCTCATCCGCAAAATCCGTCAGCGCGGCGGCCTCAAACTGCAAATCATCGAGGCCGACCTGCTGGATGAAAACGCCAACTTCATCGCCAGCAATGGCAACGAAGTCCGCTTCGGAGTTGAGATTGATGGGAACCGTGCCGTCGTCGCCTATCACCTGCTAGGCCGCCACCCGGGAGACATGGATTTCCAGGCGCACCATGGAGACCGTGTGCGCATTCCAGCGGAAGACATCATTCATCTTTTCCTGTCCGAGCGGCCCGACCAGAGCCGGGGGATTCCATGGCTGGTTGCCTCCATGGTTCGGTTGAAAATGCTCGACGGTTACGCCGAAGCCGAGCTGGTGGCCGCCCGGACAGGAGCCGCCAAAATGGGTTTCTTCACCAAGTCCACGCCTGAAGGGTGGGACGGGGAGATCGACGGCGACGGGAACCTCTCCATGGATGCCAGCCCTGGCACCATTGAAGAGCTGCCGCCTGGAGTGGACTTCAAATCATGGTCGAGCGATCACCCGAATTCCGGCTACGGCGACTTCGTCAAATCCGGCCTGCGCGGCGTGGCATCCTCGCTTGGCATTTCCTACAACACGCTCTCCAGCGACCTCGAGGGAGTGAACTACTCATCCATCCGCGCCGGCCTGCTCGAAGAGCGCGAAGTCTGGAAAGCCATTCAGCGCTTCCTCATCGAGCACATGTGTGAGGACGTGTTCTCCGAGTGGCTTTCGCTGGAACTTCTGTCAGGACGTCTTGGGCTACCGTTTGAGAAAATGTGGAAGTTCGACGTGCCGGAGTTCCAAGGACGGCGCTGGGCCTGGGTCGATCCCAAGAAGGACATGGAGGCCGCCATTCTTGCCATCCGTTCCGGGCAGACGTCTTTGCGCAAGGTGGTGAGCGAGCAAGGCAGCGACATCTATGACGTGCTGCGCTCCCAGAAGGCTGACAGCGATCTTGCCGCCTCGCTCGGGGTGACACTGCCAGAACTTACGGACACGCCCAAGGCTGCCCCCTTACAGGCGGAAATTGACACTGACTGATTTTCGATGCGCCCGCCCGTGAAAAATCCGTTTCTGATCACCCGTGATGATCCTCACGCGATGCTTCACCGCGTGGCGGAGTTCGACCGGGCCGCGATCAACGAACGCGAGCGGACTGTTGAAATCGCCTTTTCGAGCGAGGCCCCGGTTGATCGATGGTTCGGAACCGAAGTCCTCGGGCATGAACCGGGAAACGTCCGGCTTGGCCGCCTCAATAATGGCGGTGCCGTGCTGATGGAACATGACCGCCGGGATCAAGTCGGCGTCGTCGTAAAGGCGTCCGTCGATAAGGACCGCAAGGGCCGGGCGACAATCCGGTTCGGAAAGAGCGCCCGAGCCGAAGAGATTTTTCAGGACGTGAAGGATGGAATCCGCCGATTGGTTTCGGTGGGCTATCGGATTCACAAGCAGGAAACCGAGAACAAACCCGGCGGTGTGGAAACCGTCCGTGTGACCGATTGGGAACCCTACGAACTGAGCCTGGTCAGCATCCCGGCTGACGATTCCGTCGGAGTCGGCAGGGGTGAAACAACCGTTCCGGCGACTCCTAACACTTTTTCACAATCCACTTCCATGAACCGCGAACAAATCCTTGCGCGTCTCCGCGCCCTCAACATCGCTTTCGATGAAAGCGCCACTACCGAAGCCCTCCGCGCCTTGCTTCCCGAAGCCGAGCGCAACGCCGCTCCGGTCACCACTCCAGCCCCGGCCGCTCCGGTTGCACAGCGTTCCGCTGATCCCGTTCCGGCACCGGTTCCGCAACTTCAAGTCGTCCGCGAAGACCCTGCCGTCATCGCCCAGCGCGCTGTCGAGGTTGAGCGCACCCGCATGTCCACCATCACCGCCATCGCCTCCCAAGCGCGCAACCAGGGGATCGAAGTGGACGCCGCCCGCGCTATCGCCGATGGCATCTCCGCTGATGCGTTCCGCACCCAGGTGTTCGACGCGCTGGTCAGTCGCCAAACGTCCTATCAACCCGGCACCCCGAGCCGCTCCGAACAACGCGACCTTTCGCAGTTCTCGTTTGCCCGCGGCATTCAAGCCCTGGTGGACGGAGGCCGTCTCACCGGCATCGAAGCGGAAATGCACCAAGAGGCGCAACGCGAGGCTTCCGCCTCGGGTCTTGCTCTTCGCGGTGGGTTCAGCGTCCCGCAAGTGATGCTCAACTATGGCCGCCGTGATCAAACCGCCGGCACCGCCGCGGATGGTGGAAACACCATTCAAAACACGTTCGGGAGTTTCATCGAATTGCTCTATGCCAAGATGGTTCTCCGCCAGCTTGGGGCGCAATTCCTGACCGGCCTTGTCGGCAACCTGCCGATGCCGAAGATGCTCACTGGCTCCGCGCCAGTGAAAAAAGCCGAGAACGCCGCGGCCGATGAATCCAGCCCGACTTACGGGCAAGTCACGCTCACGCCCAAGCGGCTCCCGACATTCATCGAAGTGTCCAAGCAGTTGCTTCGCCAAAGCGCCGTCGGCATCGAAGGCATTCTGCGCAATGACCTCGCGACCGCGCTTGGCCTTGGCATGGAATACGGCGCGATTCACGGCGGCGGCACCAACGAACCGACTGGCATCGTAGCCACTGCCGGAATCGGTAGCGTGGCCGGCGGCACCAACGGACTTGCCCCCACTTGGGCGCACATCGTCGCACTGGAAACCGCCGTTGCCACGGCGAACGCCGACATCGGAAGCCTTGGCTACCTCACGAACCCGAAAGTTCGCGGCAAGCTCAAGGGCACTTCCAAGGCCGGCACCGAAGCCATCATGGTTTGGGGCGAGGGCGACACGCCGCTGAACGGCTACCGCGCTCCCGTCACCACTCAGGTTTCGAGCACGCTCACCAAGGGCACTTCCTCCGGGGTTTGCTCCGCGATCCTTTTCGGCAACTTTGCCGATCTTGTGATTGGCCAATGGGGCGGGATCGACATCCAAGTGAACCCTTACATCAAGGACACCGAGGGTCTTGTCCGCATCACCGCCGACGTCTATTACGACGCCGCCGTTCGTCGGGCCGGAAGCTTCGCCGCCATGCTCGACGCCCTCACGGTGTGAGCCATCTAGGCCGGGGCGGAGGTTCATGGGTTTTCCTCCGCCCCGGCTCTTTTCAACAAAGCCCTTTCTTCACATCATGAAAAATCTGAGAATCGTTGAATCCTGCCTGTTGAACGGCAAACACGTCGAGGCTGGCACCAAGCTTGAAAATGTGGACAATGCCGTTGCCGCCGATTTGGTTTCATCTGGCCGTGCCGCCGAAAACCGGCAAGCCCAAGGACGCGGAACCCGCTGAATGACGGCTGAAACTGCCACCGCTCTTGCCGAGGCGTTCCGGGAACACCGGGACGCCTTTGGTGTATCCATCACTTTCGGCTCGACGACGATCACCGCGATTGTCGGCGAGTCCGATTTTTCCCGTGAACTGGTCGAAGGCGGATTTGCCGAGGCCGGAAACCTGCAATCGAAGGTCTTGCTTTCCGACCTTCCCGCCGTGCCGCAAATCGGATCGACGGTGATTTATCAAGACCGCCCGTTCAAGGTAGCAAGCCTGGCGATCCAACCCGGCGGACTGATCGGGGAAATCGAACTTAGGCCGGCTAACCGGTGATCAAAGGTCGGTTAGTAGGGCAATCAGTTGTTCCGCGTCTTCTTTCAGCGCAGTCCGCTGGTCCTGTGACATTTCGGGAAGCGTTTTGCGAAGCACAGTCAGCAATCGCGTGAGGTGCGGGACATAGTTGTCATGTCCGGTTTGCTCGCCGCGTGAGGTGATTTCCTCATCCGAAACGATGCGCGGGGATTCCTCCGCGATCCGGATCGACAACCCGAGCCGCTTCACGGTGGGGAGCTTCTTAGATTCGGAATCTAAGAGCGCCATCCATTCGAGCCGTTGCGGAGTTGGAAGCGGAGCGAGCAAGCGGTGATGCCCGAACGATAGATGAATCCGCCGCTCTTCACGGGGGATCTTGCGGCACACGCTCGCGTATTGGGACAGGGTTTGCCGGTCAAGGCCGGTCGAGGCAATCGCCATGTCGAACACGGCGGATGGGATGCGGTCCGGCTTTTTCGGGTCGAACTCCGCGCCATCCATCAGGAGTTGTTTCCCCCACTTCCGTTCACCGTAGACCATCCAGTCGCCAATGCACCATGCGGCGGTTTGTAGGGCTTTGCCGAAGTTCCCGGCGATGGCGGACCATTCGTCGAACGTGAGGTCTTTTGAGAGGATCAGGCCGGTTGGCGTGGTTTCGATGAACGCGGGGACGGTGGCAACTTCCATGCCACGCGGGATCACGTCAAACTCGACGGCCGAAATCATTGCTCCGCGAGGGATTGCAGACGGGCTTCGCGGCACCGCTCCCGGTTCTTTTCCGGACGCATGGCCCGGACGGGAGGAATCCCGAACGCATCGCACAAATCCACACAGCGTTTCGATACCGCGGCCCGCGTGACACCGTGACGCCTGGCGATCTCCGCCATCGAAGATCCTTCATATCCGATGCCAGTAACGAGCGCCATGCACTCGACGCCAAGGGCCGGATTCGAGTCGGCAAGCATCAGTCCGACCAAGCGGCGAACCATGACCAGTGCTGACCGCTCGGGGCGTGGTTTGTCCTGAATTTCCCGGGCATCCCGGACCGGGACGCGCTGTCCGTTTTCCCATCCCATCGCTTGACTTGCCATGGCTTGCAGAATGCCCGCCGAAGTCCACGGAATCAAGACGCAAGTCATCCTTCAATCCGAGAAAAACGGCACCATTGACCGTTACGGCGTGGATATTGTGACCCGGGTCGAAGAGGTTCCATCGTCGGGTTTTCCCGCGTTGCTCAGGTCCAAGTATTCCGTGCATCCGCGCTTCGTTTCCATGGGCGTTTCCAAGATCAACTGGACGGCCGGCCGCCATGGGAAATTCTATCGGGTCACCTATGTATACGAAGGCTTTCTCGTTAGCCTGCCGGAGCCCACCTATGTCCTCAATTCCTCCATGGCGGAGGAACCCATCGAGCTGCATCCGGACTTCGCCACCTTTACAGGCACGCCTTCAGCGCCGTTGAACGGGGCCATTTTCGTGGATCCGGACACGCAGAAGATCACCACGGACAATGCCCGCGGCGTGTTCCGTGAGTTCTTCGCCCGTGCTGGCGGATCACCCAATCCCTTCGCAGGCATCGAGGCCTATCTCAGCCCAGGCGCCACGTGGCAGGAAATCAGCTTCTCCGCCACCCGCCCCACGGACATGGGCAGCCTTGGCACCATCGATGAGCCCAGCGGACCGCAGCCGGCTATCGGCACCGGGCGCACCTGGCTTTATTCCGGTGTGGACTACACGCGCCGCGGCGGGATCTACGAGATCCGGAAATCCTGGTTGCTCTCCGCGCGCGGTGGATGGAACACGAGCATTTACTAACCCCACCATGGACCTTGCGGATATCTTCAGCGGCGCGATCAGTCCGGCCAAGTGGCGGGCCCTCGGCGAGTTTCTTGGTAAAAGCCGGATCACTGGCGGCCAAGGCGTGCGTGTGCGGCAGGTGGCAGGGCAGACCATCATTTCCGCGCGGCGGGAGGGGCGCTGCCTGTTGGATTCCTATCGTCATCCGTTCCAAATTTTCGCCGCGGAAGTCTCTGGGAATCCGGTGATCCGCGTGGCGGATGGAGCCTTCACCGTTCAATCATGGTTCACCAACGGCAACACCATTGAGTGCAACGCGCTCGAAGATCCGGTCTTGATCGGCGGCGGCTCGCTCGGAGTAGATTCCGGGGATGGATATCTATCCGTTTCACCTTCCACCACCTACGGCGTGTTTGTAGTGGCCAAGACATTGGCCACCAGCGGATCCGCTTTTACCAACGGAACCGGCTACCCCGGCAAGATCCGGATTTATGACCCGATCATTGCCATCAGCAGCAGCAACACCACCGCCTCCAGCCTCAACGCCATGACCAGCGCAGGCACCTATGCCGGGTATTGCGGCTGGTTCCTCGGCACGGTGGCGGTGGATGCCGGTGGTGCCATGGTCATCAGCCACCACCGGAAAAGCGATATCAGCGTCGTGGAGCCGGCATGGGTCTATCAGACAATCGTCAGCGCTGATACTTCCGGCGGAACCAACAGCATCACCCCGGGCAGCGACGGCGGGGCCTACTATGTCGAGCCATGATCGACATCGACATCGACACCTCCAATCTCGAGGCCGCCATTGCCGAGTTCGCGGAAATGACGCGCAAGGATTTGGCGGAGGTCACCAAACAACAGGCAGGAATCCTCGTCGGTCATGTGATTGCCATCACGCCTCCCGGCCATCAGCAGGCCATGAGCGACAGCGGCGGGATCGCGCTCGACGCCAAGAAATCCGGCGAGGCCCGCATCGCCGCAGACATCGCCCGGCTGTTCGTCACCACCCGCTTGCCCGAGCCGGTCATCGAGCGCGTATTGCATGCCGAGGTGTTCCGCGATTACGAATGGCAGAACCCCATGCCAAACGGCCGCCCGGTTCGCGTCTGGCAGCGCGCCAACAGCATGCGGGACATGAAAATCATCCACCAGGCAGGCAGATCGAACCGCACCGGCCGCACCAACCAAGCCGGCGGCGGGAACATGGCCATCACCCGCGCCGCGCTCGTCAGGCAATACACGCGCAATGAGATTCGCAAAGTAGGCCTGCTCAATGCCGGCTGGCTGAGTGCAGCCCGCCAGCTCAAAACATCCAGCCGCAATACCCCCGCATGGATCAAGCGCCACGGTGAGCGTGGAGGTGGCGTGAACGTCGCGGACAAAGGCCCGCGCGTCCGCATTCAGATTTACAACACGCAAACATGGTTCCCACAGGGCATGGAGACCCGCGTGCGGATCGCCGTCGCCCGCCGTGAAGCGGGCTTGCAAAAGGCCATGGAGGCTGTGCTAAAGCGCCGTGCCGCCGCTGCGGAGAAACGCATGGGCCGTTGACTGTCTGGCTGGCTGCATGACCCGTGCCACCGTCATCGCGGCCATTCGCGAGTTCCTGACCGCGAATTACCGCGGCCCCATCACCATCCTGCCGGAAACCTCCACCGAAGAACTTTCCCCGCCGTATGCCGTGATCCGGATCGGCTCCGGCGAGCAACTCTATCCAGGTATCGCGGAGATTTGGGACATGAATGTGCTGATCGGCGTGTTCCACGATGCGGATGCCACTTCCGCCGAAACGGCCGAGGCGCAGGCCGGCGAGTTGTTCGCCATGCTCGATGACCCCGCGCTCCTGTTTGCCCACTCCGCGGAAACGCTTGCATGGTCCGCGCTCGAATACCTCACCACCGAAGCATCGATTGTCGAGCAGCGCTGGCAGCACGTCGCCGGATTCCGCGCCATCGTCGCCCCGGCTGCGTGAAAATTGACACCGAGCGGATGAATTATGTCCGCCGCGATCAAAGGCAAACAAGTTCTCTGGGGCGTCGCCGCTGGCGCCATCTCCGCGGCAAACGTCGCCGTCACCGGGGGTATCATCACCTCCTTTGAAATCGATTCCCAAGGAGGCACCACCACCGTGGGCGATGAGGATGACGACATCGTCACCCGCATCGATCATGCCGCTGAAAACAAAATCACCATGGAAGTCGATTGCGTGGCCGCCACCACCAAGCCTGCAAAAGGCACCGAGCTGACCGGCCTCAGCACGATCGACGGGGTCACCTTCGGCACCGGCCGCACCTTTGTGGATTCCTCAAAAGTCGTCTACGCCCGCAATGGCGTGAAGAAAATCTCCGTCTCAGCCACCCATTACCCGGGCATGGCGGCGGATGCCTAACCGTTTTTCAAACGCGGAGTAGTTCAGTTGGTAGATCAGCGGACTCATATTCCGCAGCGCGTCGGTTCGATTCCGACCTCCGCATCCAGCTTTTTTCTCAAAACCAGCCAGCCATATGACAGCCGCCCCGCCCGAACCGACCCTCGATGACATCGCCGCGGCCCGCGCCGCCACCGATGGGAAAACACCGCTCGCCGTGCTTTCCGCATTCATCCCCAAACCGGTCTCCCACCTCGGGCAAACATTGCTGCCACTCACCGCCGGCCACGAGCTGCTGCTCTCCCAGATCGGCCACCCGCTGGCCACAGGCGGGAAATGGGAGGATGTCGATGTCCTCATGGCGCTTTTCGTCTTCTCCCGCCCCTCCCGCGCCTTGTTTGAGATGGTCGCAAACGACACCCTTGAATCCGAATTCTTCGGATTCATCGACAGCATCCCGAGCGCGGATATCGCCGTTCTCGGCCCTGACATGGTCGCCCACTGGATGACCGCCCGGGTCACCGCGCTGCACATGGAAAGCAAGCATGCCGGAGCTCAAAAAAAAACGGCGGTTTCGGCTGGTGGCTCAACACCGTCACAGCAGCTTGCAAAGTCTTCGGCTGGGATCCGCAAGTGGCTATCCACGACATTCCGCTCGCGCAAATCTTTGCCCTGAACGCCTGCCACGCCTGGGGCGAAGGACTTGAGATCGCGGATGCAAACTATCAGGACCGCGACTATCTGGAGGAGCTCTCCCGCATCGTCGCCGCCCGCGCCGGGGCTTGACAAGCAGCCTTCACCCAATGGCCGGAATTTCCATCAACCTGGCGGGCAACTTCGGGAAGCTCGATGAACTCAAGGACAAGGCGCACAAGACCGCCGCATCCATCAAGAGCGCCTTCGGCTCCACCGCGGCCAAGGCCATGTTCGCAGGCATCGCCACCGCAGGCACCGCAGCCTTCGCGGGCGTCGTGGCCGCCATGAAATCCGCCATCGATGCCGGGGGCGAACTCTCCGACATGATGGCCCGCACCGGTGCCGCAGGTAAAGGCCTCATGGTCCTGCAGCAGGCGTTTTCCAATGCAGGGATCGCCGCCGGCCAAGTGCCTGCCGTGCTCAACAAAATGCAGAAAGCCCTCGCCGGGGTGAACGAAGAGGGCGACCGCGTCACCACTCGCGTGTTCGACGACCTCGGGCTTTCCATCGATGCCCTGCAATCCATGGATCCGGCCGAGGCCTTTCGAAAAATCGGCGAGGCCATTTCCCAATTCGAAAGCCCCGCCAAGCGCGCCGCCATCGCCATGGAAATCTTCGGCCGCTCCGGCGGCGAGCTGCTGGTCCTCATGCAGGACAGCCGCGCCTTTTCCACTGCCGAGCAGCAGATCGGCGGGCTGGCCAATACTCTGGCCACCAACGCAGATTCTTTTGATGCCGTTTCCGACTCGCTGCAGCTCCTCGGAGTGAAATACAAACAGCTCGGCGCAGAAGTCGCGCTTTCACTGCTGCCGCAGCTTACCGCCTTTTCCCAATGGGCCAATGAAGTGGATCTCTCACAAGTCGGAAGCGAAATCGGAATGCTCGCTGAACACGTCGTGACGCTGTCCATCGCCCTGGCTCAAACCGTCAAGCAGCTGCCCGGCATGGCGGCGCTGGCCAAGCACCTTGAAACGATTGCGAAAAACAACCCGGCGCCAGGCATCGCACTGCCCACCCCGGATGTCGTCATCGGCGCTGATGGCATCGCCCGCCGCACCCAAGACACCGGTGCCGCCGCCGCCGACCAGGTCTTCGGCGAAGTGTTCGCAGAAGCGGACAAAGACCCCTTCGCAGAACCGGACGTGCCCAAGGAGCAACGCGACAAGGCCATCAAAGAATGGGAAGGCGAGCTGGCTGAAAACCGCGCCCATCAAGACCGCGTCCGCGCCATCGAGGATGAAGACGCCGCCCGCAAAAAAGCCATTGCCGACGCCAAGCGCAAAGCTGCGGAAGATGCCAAAGCCGCCATTCAGGACGTCTTGGCCGGCAAAGTGAACACCGCCCAAGGCAAGCTCGATGCACTCGGCTATCAGTCATCCATCGGGGCGCTCGGATCGCTTCAGCGTGTCGGCGGTGGTGGCGGTGCCGTCAGTTCCGGCCTCGACTACGCACGGCAGGCCGCAGACCTCCAGCGCGAGGCAAACGGCTATCTGCGCCAGCTGATCGAAATCTCCCGCCGCGATATCGACCTCTAATCCTTTGACAGCCCGCCCATCGCCATGCGCTTCGTCATCGATCTTGATTCCCTCGAACTCATCGAATCCGCCACCGACCGGCGCCGTGTATCCCTTGTCGAAGGCAAGCGCGGGGATGACGCGCCATTCGAAGTGATCTTCGTTCGTTCAGGTGTCGCCGAAGAGCTTGCCGCATCCTCCGTGCTGACCTTCGGGGCCAAGCAGGAAAACAAATACGACGCCAACGCCGTCGTGCTCGATGATTCGTTTGCCAAATCCGGCAGCGGAACAGCCGCCAAATACCTGGCCAATCCATCGTTCAACACCACCGCGCTCAACGCCCTCTTCGCCATCGATGCCAACGATACCAATGATCCGCCCTACGTCGACCTCATGGCGGAGTTCGCCTGGCAAGTCGGCACCGGCGCACCCACCTCCACCAAGACATTCCGTTACCGCGTCCACAATGACGTGATCCGCGGCGACGAAGTCGGTCCGGTGGAGATCACCGGCGGCACCCCCGTCAATCAGGCCTTCGCCAGCCTCGAGATCGAGTTCGATATCCTCCCCACCGCCGGAGACATCCTCACCATCGAGAGCGACGTCACCGAGACCTGGGAATTCGTCACCGGCACCCCCAGCGGCGGAGAAATCCAGATTGGCGCCACCCTCGCCGATTGCGCCGCAAACCTTGCCGCCGTGCTCGGCTCGACCGCCGTCGATGCCGCCCAGGTCGGCAGCACCCCCGCCGTCATCCTCACCGCCTATGTCGGCGGCACCGCCGGGAACGCCATCACCGTCACCAGCTCCAATACCGGCCTCTTCGGCGTCGATCTCGATGCCGAGCCCCTCGCCGGCGGAGTCGATGCCACCGCCGGCCGACTCGGCACCATGAAAGTCGCCAGCGGATTTCTCTACATCGTCGATAGCGTCACATCCGACGTTCCCACCTGGAAAAAAATCGCCCTTTCCGCCCTCTAACCAATGGCACGCGCAACACTCAACCTGGAAATCCAGCGGTTCGTCACCTTCGGCCCCATCCAGATCGTCTGTAAAAACGCCTCCGGGGTTGTGGTTCCGCTCGCCGGCTACCAAGCCTTTGCTGAAGTCAGGAAAGATGAAAAGTCCTCCCGAATTCTCGACCTCGCGCCAGTCATCGCGGCCGATGACGCTGACGGTCTCATCACCATCCCGGAAATCCCGTGGCAATTGACCGATGATCTTTCGCCCGTCATCGCTCAATGGGATCTCATTTTGGAAGATCCAAATGGGAAACGCCTGCCACCAATCGTCGGCGGGCGAATCAACATCAACACCCCAATCAGCCAGCCGTGAACATTCAAACACTCATTGTGACGCTGCCGGTCGCTGGGATATCGGAAATTCAGGTAAGCCAAATTGGAGCACCTGGGGCAAACGGGAAATCCGCCTACCAGAGCTACCTCGATTCCACTGCTGACGACCCACCACTCACCGAAGAAGAATGGTCTGCCGGCACCGGCGGCGCATCCGCATTCGTTGATCTAACCGACAAAGCCACCGCCGACCTCCCCGCCATCAACGGCCCCCTCGCCAGCGCCCTGGCCGGGAAATCCTCCACCGGCCACACCCACGATTACAGCGCCGTCTATCAGCCGCTCAACACCCGCCTCACCTCCATCAGCGGCCTCACCTACACCGGGAACCAGCTCAAAGTCCTCCGCGTAAACGCCGCCGAAAGCGCCTTCGAACTCGTCTCCATCTCCGTCGGCGGCGGCGATGCCCTCGTCGCCAACTCCCTCGATCAATTTGCCGATGTCACCCAGGCCGCAGGCAAAACCCTTTCCATCACCGAAAGCACCACCCTCGCCGGCGGCACCCACTCAGGCACCAACACCGGCGATCAGGACCTCTCAGCCTACGCCCCCCTTGCGAATCCCACCTTCACCGGCGTCCCCGCCGGCCCAACCGCCGCCCCTGGAACCAACACCACCCAGCTCGCCACCACCGCCTTCATCCAGGCCGCACTCGCCGCCCTCATCAACTCCGCCCCCGGCGCGCTCGATACCCTCGACGAGCTCGCCGCCGCCATGGGAGACGATGCCAACTTCGCCGCCACCGTCACCACCGCACTCGCCGGCAAGCAGCCGCTCGATGCCACCCTCACCGCCCTCGCCGCCCTTACCACCGCCGCGGACAAACTCATCTACGCCACCGGCTCAGACACCTTCGCCACCGCAGATCTCACCGCCTTCGGCCGCCAGCTCGCCGCCGCCGCCAATGCCGCCGCAGTCATCTCGCTGCTCAGCCTCGGCACCGCCGCCACCAAAAACACCGGCACCACCTCCGGCACCATCCCCGAGTTCGGCACCGGCGGCAGCCTCGCCCTCGCCTCAGTTTCCATCAGCGGAGAAACCAGCTACGGAAACTCCGCTTATTGGACCTACGGCACCGGCCGCGCCGCAGAGCACCGCACCGCCCTCAAAGTCCCCGCCAGCGACAACACCGGCATCACCGGGGCCGATGCCCTCTCCAACATGGTCTCCCTCACCCAGGCCGAATACGACGCCATCGGCACGCCTAACGCCACAACCCTCTATTTCATCCCATGAGCATCAAGCTGGGCAGCACGCCTATTACCAAGATCATGCTCGGTTCCACGCCGATCAGCAAGGTCATGCTCGGATCGAGCCTCGTGTGGGAAGCGGCGGGGGGAATCGCCTATCTACTGGAAGAGAATTTCGAGGGAACCGGCTACGAGAACACATGGACCGAAACCGGGACACCAGACGAGGATTACAGCACCACAGGACTGAGCATGCAAGGCAGTCAGTGCGTGCGGTTTAATGCGACAGAAACATACATAACCCACACGCTCCCGTCTGCTTACTCGCCCATTGAGGTCTATTTTCAACTCCGATTTGCCGCATGGCCATCGCCGGCCCGCAATATTCTCACACTGCAAAATGCTTCAGGGACAAATCAACTGGTCATCTACAAGGGGACCGCTGACAGCATTACCCTCCGCACACCAACTTTGGCACCGCAGACCACCCTATATGGTTTGGCTCTGAACACCACTTACCATGTCTGGATTCGCTATGAAAAGGGCACAGGAGGAAACGCAAAAATGTGGCTTGCGCTTTCAACCGATGGAATCCGCCCAACCAGTGGCAGTCTGTATGCCTACCGAGACACCGGCACTGCAACTAAGGACATCTCGAAGATCGCCATTGGAATGCTGCTATCAGCCACAGTCGATATGTTCGTCGACCGAATCCTCGTTTCTCAAGATCCAATCGGAGACAACCCCTAACCACCATGCCCCTCGCACTCACCACCACCCAACAAGCCGCCGCCTCCGTCCTCGCCGGTCTCCGCGCCCTTCGCGGTTCCTACGAATCCGCATCGCGTCACCTCGACAGCATGATCAACGGCCTCCTCGGACTCTCCAACGACGACCTCGCCGCCATCGGCAACGAAATGGGACCCGAGCAAATGACCGCGCTGCTAACAGCCCACGCCCAACAGGTCGCCGGCTGCAACGCGCTCGCCCTCGGCACAGCCGAGATCATCGCCGCCCTCACCCAAGCCCCCGTCGTCCCCGGCCGGCTCGCCAACACCGCCACCCTCGAAGCCCGCCTCGCAGCGCAGTATCGCGCTATAGTCCCGGATCCACAAACCGGCCTCTTGTCCGTTGTCGACCTCCCGCGGCCGGAACCGGAGCCCGAACCCATTCCCGAATGAAAGCCTGAATCCCTAACCGAAAATTGACTCATCCAAATAGCTATGACTGACCACCTCGCCACCACTGCCGCTGCCGTCGCCATCATCGGATCTACAACCCTCGGTGCTAAAGTAGGATCATCGCTGGCCACCGTCGCTGGGGAAGGAGCACCCGCATGGATGGGGATTTTTCTTGGCCCCCTCGGTGCGCTGGCTGGCATGATTTTCGCGGTTTGGTGGCTGGCTGGCCGATTGAACAAAGCCGAAGAGAAAGCGGACAAACGCGAGGCCGAGCGTGATGCGGACCGCAAATCGCTGATCACTGTCGTCGAGCAGAATTCGCAGGTGATTCGCGAGGTCAAAGAGGTCATCCACAAATGCCGAGGCCAATGATCGATTTCCTGAAAGCCTACCTGCAAGCATGGCGCGAGGAGAAGGCCCTCATCGCGGAATACGACCGGCGCCGGAGAGAACAGCAAAACAACCCACCACCCACTGCCATGGTCGATTTCAAAACGTTCGAAGAATTTTTCGAGTCCATGAAGGACACTGTCGGGATCAAACATTTCAAATGTGAGGAATTCACCGCATACTTCCACGTGACCCGCCGCGGCGTGAAAAACTCACAGCCTCCGCGGGAAATGTGGGGAAACATCACGCCCACCCTCAAGATCGTCGACGACCTCCGCGGATACCTGAACCGGCCGATCGTGCTGCTCTCCAGCTACCGCTCACCGGAATACAACCGGGCGATCGGGGACGCGGCACCCAAGTCCCTCCACATGCAGTTCAAGGCGCTCGACATCGCCGTGGCAGGCGTGGCGCCCCACACGATTTTCAGGATACTCAAAGAGTGGCGCGATCAAGGGAAGTTCAAAGGTGGGCTCGGATTGTATCAGACCTTTGTGCACGTGGACACCCGCGGGAGCAACGCCACCTGGGGCGAGTGAAGACCGGCTAGACTATCAGAACGTTCCGAAAAGTTCCGACGAAATGGGCTTTTTGCATCATTCTATAGCCCGAAAAAAGCCGCAAACCGTTCATTTTTCGTTCGCACGGCAATGGGTTCTCGTTTCGAATGCGGGTGATCTCCGCGCCTAGTTTGGGCAGTTTCTTGGTATCCACGTGAGGCATGAACGCCGAAATTTTGGGTCTGGCAAGGTTCACCAGTTCTTCCATGATCCGCCCCATCCCCGGGTCAGTTTCGGCAATTTTTGAAAGCTCCATGGCAGTCGGAGAGATGGCGGATTGCTGCCAGTCCATCGGATTGAGATCCAAGGTGAGAGCATCATTGAGCTTGTCTATCAGATCCGGGGTAAGCCTCACGACTTCACCTTTCAACAGCTTCGAAATGTGGGAACGATGGTAACCGATTTTCGCGGCAAGCTGGCTTTGGTTCATCTTCTTCGCCTTCAGGGCGATCTGGATCTTGTTGATCAAATGCGTGGTAATTTTCACGGTTTTCTCGAGTTGGGGATTTTCTGAACGCGCCGAGGGGGTAAATGGAAAATGGGACAAAGTGAAAATTATTCAACTTTTCTCTTGTAGAATCGGGCGGGACATGTTAAATTCGGCCCGACATGAAAACTCTGAAGGTTTACGACCACGCACACACCGCCGTCAAAGTGGCCGCCGCCCAAACAGGGAGGACCACGACCAACATCGCCTCGTCGATCCTTCTCTACCATTTCCAGCGCATTGCGGATGGAAGTCTTACTATGGGGGAGCTGCCGGCATCCGATTCTGAAGTGGAAACCGAAGAGGACTCCGAGTCATGAGCGCCGACCGACTCCTCACCTCCGCTGAGCTGGCCGATGCGCTGGGACTGCACCGCAACACGGTGAAGAAATGGCAGGCCGCCGGCACGATCCCCGTGGCGATCCGCGAGGGCAATACGCACCGCTTCGATCTGGCCGATGTGCGCAAGGCGCTGGCCAAGCGGGCCGCGAAGGCCGCGAAGACCAGCGGAGCGATGCCCGACAAGGTGCTCACCTTCTGATCTCTCACCCCCACTGTTCCGATGACCTACCAAGAATACCAAGCCGAACTTGCTGCGATGACGCTCTCCCCGAGCGATGCCGCCCGCTCCGCGTGGGATGCGGCCTTGTGCGCGTTGCAATCCATCATGTTCGACACGGACGGCAAGCTGCTGCCAGCAGCCGAGATTTCCGCCGCCGCGAGCCGCCTGCACAGCTGGGCGACCGAACCGAAGGCCGAACCCGCAACCGCCACCACGCCATGATCCTCTCCGGTGCTATCATTCTTGTCCTGCTAGGCTGCTGCCTGCTCATCGCATCACTCAACGCATACCCAGACCACTGATCATGAAAACCGTCATCATGCCACCCATCACCCGCCGCATCGACGGCGTGAAACGCGACACCTATCAGCCGCAGCGCCTCGGGTATCCGATCTATCACACGCGCTCGCCGCGCTCCAACAAGGCCCATCCGGCGCTCCGTGCGCTGATCTTCGGAGGCTCTGCGCTGGTCTCCATTTCCACCATTCTGGTGGCATACCACTTTCTCACAACGCTGTGAACCCAACGGGGCGGATGCCCGAGACCGCAAGGATCGGGTGGGTCTAGGGAATCCCGAACAGCATCCGCCCCACCCCCTTTCCAACACAACACAATGGCCGGCGGATGCGGATGCACCATGAAGATGGTTCTAACCAATAATGCCGAGTCGACCCGGCCACCCACTCTCCATCAACCAAAACCATGAAAAACAGCACCATTAAGCCCCAGCGGGCCACCAAGAAGACGAGCGCGAAACCCGCGCCGAAGTTCCGCATGAAACTTGAAAAGCCGTTGGGAGGCAACGCGGAGTTTGCGGCCACCGCGATGCTGGCCGAGCTGCCGACACGCCTGCTGGCATCGATGTGCAAAGCGCACCAGGTGCCAGTGGCCAAATATAAAGACGACATGGTCGAGCGCCTCGCCCGCAAGCTGATCCTCGAACTCGGACGGCGCGTGATCGTGAAGATTCTCTAATTGAACCAGACACAAAAACGAAACCAACGAAATAACAGAAACCAACATGAAGCTGAGTGAAAAAAAAGGCGGGGACTTTACACCCCATCCGGAAACGGAAGGCACCGTCAAAGGTGTCATTGTGGATGTGACACCTCTCAAAAAGGTGCAATCCGAATACGGCGAGCGCGATGTGTTCCGCATCGTGTATGAAACGGAGGTGACGGACGACGAGGGCAAGCGCTTCTGCATCTGGAGCCGCCCCTATACGCCATCGCTGAATGAGAAGGCGAACTTCCGCAAGGATGTGAAGAAGATCATGGGCCGCGATCTGACGGCGGCCGAGCTCGACGAGTTCGACACCGAAGGGCTGATCGGGATGGGCGTGAAGCTCATCGTGCAGCACGAGGAGGGCAAGGATGGCAAGACCTACTCGGTGATCAGCTTCCTCGGTCCGGACAAGGACAAGGCAATCTTGAAGCCGAGCGGGAAATACACCCGCGTGAAGGACCGCGAGGAAAAACACGGCGGCGGATCCGCGGGCGATGGTGCGAGCTACCGCAAGGCACCGGCCGCGACCGAGGACGAAGGCCGCGCGGATTGGCAGAAGTGCAAGGTGCACGTGGGCAAGCATGCCGGCGTGGACCTGGGCGACCTGGACGAGGAAGCGGTGCAAGCGCTGATCGACAAGTGGCTGCCGAAGCACAAGGAGAACGCCAAGCCGAAGGCCGACGACAAGCGGCTGGCTGCCGCCCTCGAAGAGGTGATGGCGCTGCTGGGTGCGGGCGCGGAAGCCGAACAAGAGTATTGATGCCTGTAAGGGGGAATCAAACGGAGTTGATAGAACCGAAAGCCATCTATCTGCGGCGAGGCTGACGCGCCAAAGAAAATCGATCACCGAAGGAAACGCCTCACCCTGGGAAACCGGGGTGGGGCTTTCCGGGCGAGAGGCGGACGGCCCGCACGGCAACGCCGGGCTCTGTCGGAGAAAGCAGCCTATGCGTCCGCCTCTCACCCCAACCTCTTACAGCCATGCCAACGATTGCCGAGATCCTCGCCGCGCGAAAGGCGGCTGCCGCGAAGCCTGCACCTGCACCAGCGGCTGATTTGTTAGGTGATCCGATATCAAACCGTGTGATCGTGATGACGGAGGGTCCGCACTATGCGAAGCTGGTGGACTCTTCGGGACGGTTTTTGAAATGGTTGCCGAAGCCAGAGACGCTCGCCGAGCGGGCGGCCACGAAAGAGGCGATTGACCGGATCGATCCGCCGGGAAAGCAGGCGCGGGCGGTGGCCCGCGGGCTGGTGCTCAACAAGGACATGCCGGTGCCACCGCGCGAGAACCGCGGGCAGGCGACGCACATCAGCGGACCGGAGGAGCGGGCGCTGGCAGTCACCCAGGGCGAGGTGATCGACATGACGCCAACGGATGCGCCAGCGGCGGACCGGCAATGGCACTCGGCGCTCGCCTCGCTGGAAAGCGAACTGTGCGTGATGCGGGACCCGGCGGACCCGGAAGCGTGCTGGCTGGCACTGCGGAGTGCGGGGGCGGAGCGCCGGCCGCTGCTGCTGCACCGGCTGCCGTGGCTGCTGTGGGAAGCGCCGGGGAGTGCCGATCCGTTCTAAGCATCACCGAACGCCTGGCCATGGACGCGAGAAACCGAAGGCATGCGCTGATGGGACCGAAGGCGGGGCACTGCGAGGTGTGCCACTGGCGGTGGCGCAGGCAGCTCCTTTCCGGCCAGTGCGTGTGCACGGGCCACATTGATCTGACCTGGCGAGGAGCCGGGTTGTTTACCAAACCAAAACCATGAATGACACGACTGAAGCAACAACGGCCCTGATCCTATCCGGACAGGGGTATGAGATCGAAATCGCCCCCGAGGCGCTGACCAGGCGCGCGGAATTGATCGATGCGTCCGCCTGCATCACGAAGGTGACCAGCAACGATGAATCCGCCGTGGCGGCGCGTCACATGCGCTCGCTGGCCGCGTTGCGCATCGAGGTGGAGAAGTGCCGCAAGACGATCAAGGAGCCGGTGCTGGCGGTCGGCAAGCGGATCGACCAGGCGGCGAAAGCCTACCTCGATGATGTGGAAGCCGAGGAGGCGCGGCTGAAGAAGCTGATCGGCGCGCATGCCGAGGAGGTGGCACGGCTGAAACGGATCAAGGAGGAGGAGGAACGCCGCGCCTTCGAGGAAGCACGGCGGGCCCGCGAGGAGGCGGAGCGCGCGGCGGAAGCGGCTGCCAGCAGTGGCAAGATCGCGGATGTGATCGCGGCAAAGCAGGCGGAGAAGGAACGGCGGGAGGCGATGGCCGCCCGCATGGATGCCTCCGCGGAAGTGGCCGGCACGAAGGTGGCGGACGGCGTGCGGTTCGCCTGGGATTTCGAGGTGGAGAACGAGGATACGGTTTACCGAACGGCCCGTGACTTTGTGGATCTCACGGTGAAGCGAGCGGCGGTGCTGGCATGGCTGAAGGGCATCGATGAAGCCGACGCCGATCCTGTGGCTCAAGCGGCCGCGTGCGGCATCCGCGCGTTCAAGAAGCCGGTGGTTTCCACGCGGTGAAAATCTCAGCAACTCTCAACAACCATCAAAATGAGAAACATCACGAAATTCGACGCGGAGGTCATCACTGAATATCATCCGCTGTTCCGCAGCCTGCTGTGGGTCTCGACGGCCCGCAGCAAGGACGATGAGCGGTTCATCCTGCAACACGTGCACATCGAGCGCGACGCGCTGAGCTATCACATTGTGGCGACGAACGGGAAGCGGATGCACGTGGGGACGTTTGACCCGGGCATGTTTGACGATGACATCGCGGCCATCGCGCCGGGTGATTACGAGGTGGTGGCGAAGGCCGCCAAGAAGATCGTGCTGTCCGCGAATGACGAGGCAGGCAACTACCCGAACTGGCGGCAGTTGATGCCGGAAGACCTGCCGGTGGCCCGCGAGGTGGTGACCCGCGCGAGCATCAGCCGCCTGGGGATCCGCTCGGGCGTGTTGCTGGCTACCGACTTTGTGATCGAGGCGTGCGGATTTGGCTGCGGCTATGGCAAGGACGACAGCGTGCATGTGGAGTTTGCCAGCGAGCGCGAGGGCGGGCCATTCCTGATCCAGCACGAGCTCGGCAAGGCGATCGTGATGCCGCTGCGGATGGACAGCGATGGCGCGGAATCCGAAGCGGATGCCACGGCGGAAATCCCCGGCGCGCTCGATGGCGTGGATACTGAGGAACCCGTCGGCGATGATCCGGATTTCAGCCTGGAGGCGGAAGACGGCCCGCGCATCGTGGATGTGGAGGATGAAGAAGCCAACGAGCTCGATGACTATCAGCTTCAGAACATGCTGATCGATCTGGAAAAGGGGCCGAAGCTGAAACGCCGACAAAATCTCAACGCGCTGCTCGAGCAGCACGGGCCGGAACTGATTTACAAGCTGGCCTCATACCGCGATTGGAACGAACCGGACAAGCACTTGCTCAAGATCATCGAAGACAAGGCCGAAAGCATCGCCTATCTCGACGCGCTGGCCGAGCAGGAGAAATCCCAACCGGAGGGCGACAGCGATGATTACTGAGCACGGATTCATCGACACCGCGGAAACGATCGGCGAGCAAGCCGTGCGGCTGATGCACGAAGACGATGCCGCCTACACCCAGTTCGGCAAAGACCTGCAGGAAGACGCCCTGGCGATTCTCGGCACAATGCGCCACCTGCTGACCGGCTACGAGATGCTCCATTGCGAGAAGGCGGCTGACCTCGACGATGCCGACGAGATCGACGTGGCGGTGATCGAGCGGCTGCGCAACCAATACAGCCGCGAGATCGCGGCGTGGAAAGACGGGGTGAGTGCATGAATACGACCAAAGCCGAGTGCAAGTTCTACCTGAATATCACCTCGTCCAATTCGGGAGACGTGTGGCCATTTGAAGCCCGCGAACACCCGGAGATCGATGAACGGATCCGCGATTCCTACTATGCGGACGAAGACGACGCATCATGCGGATTTGATATCAAGGACATGGAAGACCTGCTGAAGATCCTCAAGTTCTACGATGGGAAGTCAGTCCGGATGACGATGGGAGTGGAGGTGACAACGGCGGAAGTCGAAACGTCGGCAAGCCTTTCCCCACAGTGGCAAGGCGGGGCAAAAGGATTTTTCCGCTCTCTTGAAAAAGACGACATTTCACCCGGCGCGGCATCCAGCAAGATGATTGCAATCGCTCATGCTCTTAGCCGGTGGGAGAAGAACCAACAGAAAGCGAAACCATGAATACGCACGAATCACAACCCATCACCGTTGGAAACCCGCGCAACGTGCCGCTGCTGGCCTATCACCGACACGCCATGACTGCCTGCATCGATGCGATGTGGGACGATCCTGTGATGTCTCCACATCGCAAAGAGATCGAGCCGATCTTTGCCCAGCTCGCCATCGATGATGACATCGATTCCGCGATTGAGGATGCTTGTGAATACTTCCTCGACGGCGTGTTCGATGACGAGCACCAAGCAGCGCAGTGGAAGACCGCCATGGAGCACTGCGAAGGATGGATACGCGAATACTCGGAACTTTGGCTGAAGCTGAACCGGGCCGAACTGAAGGAGATGGAGCGCATTCTATCAAAACTCGACAAGGAAAAGACAAAGCCATGAGAAACACCGTTCCAGAAACCACGATTCAGCGCATTCCGCTGCACACGTTCCGCGCCAATGGAATGCCGAAGGGACAGCCACGCCCGCGGGCATTCACCCGGGGCGCCCGCGCCGCTGTCTATGACCCCGGCACGGCCGAAGGCTGGAAGGGCGATGTGGCCCGCGCCTGCGCCGAGCTGGAAGGCCAACGGATCCACGTGCCGCTCTCGGTCACGCTGACATTTTACATGCCGCGGCCCAAGGGCCACTACCGGACCAACGGCCAATTGAAGCCCGCCGCACCGGTTTTCATGCATACGGGGAAACCGGATGCCGACAATCTGGCAAAGGCGGTGCTTGACGCGCTGACCAACATCGGAGCATGGCTCGACGATGACCAGGTGTGCGAGTTGGTGATCCGGAAGTATTGGGAGCAGCCCTCGACGCATGGCCCGGGTTGTGTGATCCGGATCAGCGAAATGCGGGAGGTGGAACTGTGAACCGCGCGCGGCCATCGCATCGAGCAGCGCTCCCAACGCAAAGGACGCATGATCCATTCATCCTACCGCCTGCCATGAGCCTCACCTGGACAGCTACGAAAAAGCCAATGAACCGCGAAAGGCTCATTGGCTGCGCTGACTGGTCCTGCGGTTTTCAGATGCCAAGACGCGTCCGGACGCTTCGCAAAGGAACCGGCTTTTCGTCGCGCCTAGCTGCCGCAACGGCGACATCAGGATCTCCCTTGGGAACTGGAATTGATCGGATGGCCATTGCAGCTTCCGAGGTAATCGTAGCCGCCCCAGTTTCGCGGCGGGTAACGGTCTCGCGGGTGATACCAAGGATGTCAGCCAGTTTTGATTGTGTGACTCCAAGTCGCTCACGAGCGGCTTTGTATTGTTCGGCGGTCATGGCATCAGTCCTTGAGTTCCCAGTAGAGGGCGAGGTCAGTGGTTCTCCAATCGCCCCGTGCCGATGCCGCGACGGCGCAAAGAAAAATATCGGCGTGAAGCGGAGAGATTCCGCCAGCGATCAAATCGTCTTTCGTGACGGTCATCAGCGCGGTGTCTTTTTCGTCACAGACGAAACGATCGGTGAACAAAAACTCAAACATTCCGCCTTCCTGCATTCCGTCTTTGACGGCTTGGATTTCGGACTTGGGGTATTCGGTGGTGGTCATGGTGGGGTGGTTCTTTTGGATTCTTACGGATCGCGTCGTGCTCGCCGTCAACGCAGGCAATGTGACTTATCCTCACCACAAACACAAGAGAAAAATGTGATTTTTTTTCACACGGCGGATTTTTGTCCGCAGAACGCTGAGCCCACACACCCCGCCGACAACGCATGATCGCTGCCCTCCAGATGCTTAAAAACCCCGCCAACTCCAACTGCGGAGCGGGCGGGGTTGTGTGCGGCGTCTTGTTGAGTATCTTTGACTCAAACGAGGGTGGACATGACATTCAGGGCGGCGGCGGTCGGCATCCTGCCTTGCTCCCAGCCCTCGACTGTGCGCCGCGATACTCCGCAGAGATCGGCAAGCGCCTGCGTGGTCAGCCCGCCGCACTTGTTGCGGATCGCCTTGATGCCCGGAGCGTAGTCCATGACTTGGCCAGCGTCGTTGATGATGATGGGCTGGCCGTAACTACTGGATGGATGGTTGGTGGTGACTCTCATGGCTTACTCCTCCTCAAAAGTGATCATGTGGGGGTTGCTTCCGCAGTCGTAGATGTCCGCAAAAGTGTAGGGATCTTCAAAGGTGCCGGGAAAAACCTCGTTGACCTCTTGGTCCAAGTCTTCGACTTCGTATTCTTCGATCTCTGGCGTAAGGCCGAGGGCTTCGGCAGCGCGCAAGCGGTGGCAGCCCTCCAGCGCGAACCAGATGCCGTGGCACTCGCTCCAAATGGCCTTGATGGTCGGAGCACCAATCTCGCGCATTTCTGCGATCACTTTAGCGAGGTGGCCTTTGTCGTAGTCGGAGTGGAGGAGGACGATTGTCATGGCGGTCAGTGGTTACGGAGGAGAGATTACGCAATCGTGCGTAAGAGTCAACAACTATTTACGCAATCGTGCGTATTTTTTCTGCGGGCGGTTTTTCGTCCACTCAACGCCTCTGTGATGGCACGGCCAGATGGCGGCCTGAATACCTAACCGACGTTCCAGCCGTTGCCATCCACGGCTGGTTCTGCCTCTTCCGAATTACCAACCAACCCCGAATATGGAAACGCAAGATCCCCACGAATGGTGGGCCAAGCAGGCCGCCAACATCGCCACTCTGATGAAAAATACCGGAGTCGGAGAACTCATCATCCGCCGCAAGCCTGATGGGAAATACACGTTCGAGGTCACGCCGGAGGGCGAATCCCGCAGGATCTCAGGAAGCGAAATGATCTCCACCGAACGCGAGCGGCAAGTAACCTCCGAAGGGTGGACTCCAGAACATGATGACGAACACGACAAAGCGGAACTCGCGCAGGCCGCTGGCTACTACCTACACGAAGCGATCATCAAGACAAAATATGGCACAAATTCACTCCACTACGAACACCCGATTCGCTGGCCGTGGGAGGAAAAAAGCTGGAAGCCGTCTGAAGATCCTGCGCGCAACCTGGTTAAAGCTGGCGCACTGATCGCGGCGGAAATCGACCGTCTTTCTCGGCAGAACGCCTAGCTCTGGCACCGCGCCGAGAGCGCGGCCAGACACACCTAGAATCTATGAAACCACCAATCAAATCCGACACGGAGCGGGGCGCGGTTGACCAGCCGCGGCTTGTTCTGCCTTTCTTTCGCGTCATCGTATCCAAGCTCGAAGGCGGGCACCGCTGGCGCATCGTCTCAAATCCTCGCTGGGATCATTGCACGAGAGGCCAATCGGCGATCCTCGACAACACGTGCAACGACTACGCGGAATACACCAACTGCGGCGTCGTCTATCGCATGATCCGCATGGAGAAAATCCGCGAATACGTGGACGGTCGGAAATTCGATCCGGCGTGGTCTCTCGATCCTCGGCAGAACGCACAAGGTGACTCACAGCCCACCGACGAAAGACCTTAATATGGAAACGAATACCGAAATACCAGAAACCTCCGCCGAAGCGGAAACGGGTGGGCTGTTGAGTCCACCGCCTTGTTCGCCGTTTTGGGTGTGCGACTACGCCACCGTCTATGCTGGCGACTGTCTCAACGTCCTGCGCTCGCTTCCAAGCCAAAGCGTGGACGCTGTGGTCACTGATCCGCCTTACTCAAGCGGCGGCCTGATGCGCTCCGACCGGAACAACAAGACCTCGGACAAATACACCATGACCGGAACGCTGAAAATGCACCCCGAGTTCTACGGCGACAACCGCGACCAGAGAAGCTTCCTGGCATGGGCTTCCATGTGGCTCTCCGAGTGCTTCCGCGTGACTAAGGAGGGCGGCGTGCTGATGTGCTTCACCGACTGGCGGCAAATCCCCATCATGACGGACGCCATTCAGTGCGGCGGCTATGTGTGGCGCGGGATCGTGCCGTGGGACAAGACCGAAGGAGTCCGCCCGCAAATGGGATGGTTTCGCGCTCAGTGCGAATACGTCCTGACGGCGAGCCGTGGCAGCATGGGACAAGAACAAACCCGCGACGTGAAAGTGTGCCTGCCGGGAATCTTCCGTGAAAACGTCATGGCATCGGAAAAGCAGCACATCACCGGGAAGCCGGTGCCACTGATGAAGCGACTGATGGAAGTGCTGCCGCAAGGCTCCATCGTGCTGGACCCGTTCGCAGGCTCTGGGACAACGGCACTGGCCGCC